TGAACGAGTGGATGAAGATCCACCCGGAATTTTCCGACGCCGTAAAAGAAGGTTTGCGGAAATCCCAAGCCTGGTGGGAAGATCAGGGCCGCATCGCCACCTTCGGCGGCGTTGATGGCTTCAACGCTACAAGCTACATTTTCCAGATGAAGAACCGATTTCGCGCCGATTGGAACGACACGCTGAAGAGCGAACACTCCGGCCCGGACGGCGGCGCCATCCCGGTCGAAATCAAGCGAACCATCATCGATCCGAAGGGCTAAGGCATGGCTATCGAAGACCTGCGCGAAATCGGAAACGTGCTATATGAGCGGCGCGCAGACGGCATGCTGTATCCCGTGCGCCGCGTGCGGCCCGATACCGAGGCCCGTGGCGTGCCGCCGCAAGATCCCAGCCTGCTGAACGTCGGCGGCATCGGTGAGCGTCTTGCCTTTCTGAACCAGACCTTCAACCCGGTCGAAGGCATCGGCGGCGCCATGCGGGCTGGAGAGCGCTTGTTCTCGCAGGACGCAGACTACCTGCAACGCATTGAGGCACTGGGCAGCATGATGTCAGGCGTTGCTGGCATTGCCGCACCTATCGCAGCAGCGCGTGCCATCGGCGTGCCTGCTGCCAGCGCGATGATGGAGGGGCTGCTGGGTGGCTCACCCACGACGCAGGCGGCTGGCGATATGGCGCGGCGGTTTGGCATGGATGAGAGCGGCGCGCTGCCAGGTGCAGGCCGAGGGCAAGACCTGCCAACCCCGCGCAACGAAGCCGAAGCGATGGCGCGCGATATTCTCCAGCTTCGCGCCGAAGGTCGCGCTGACGAAGTGACCGAGCAGATGATGGCTGCGGCTGACGACCAGTATATGTATTTCAACACGCCTCTGCCGATGGACACAGCAAGCAGGATGGCGCGGGCCGAGGCAATGGGTGCGCGGCCTGAATATCACGGAACTACCTCAGGATCTGAGATGCGCTACCCGCGAACTGATTATAGTTCTGGCACGCGTAAGGGCATTGGGTTTGTAACGTCGTCGGACCCATATGTTTCTAGCAGCTATGCCGACCCATCGTACGGTTCCGTTTTCCCCATGATGAACCGTGTACCCAGCGGGGGCTTTCCTACAATTGACGCTGGCGGCGAGATCTGGAGCCAGATCCCAGGCGATGCCATGGTGTCGTATGCGGGCCGCGAGGTGCCCGTCTCTTCGTATGCGAGCGGGCCTGCCGATATGGGTGGCGTGTTTGACACCAATCAAGTTTCGCGCGGGGCGGCAATAGAGGGCGATCCGGGTGTGCAGTTTAACAACATCTTGGATCGCAGCATCCACGCTCCTAGGCCCAAAACGGATGACGGCATGGAAATTATGCGTGAGTTCCAAAGAAGGTCTTCCGAGCCTTCAACCGTTACGATGCGTCAAGACACTCGCGGCATGCGCTCCCGCTTCGCCCGCTTTGACCCAGCGTTTGCCAACCTTCGCAATCTGAGCGCGGGCGTTGGTGGCGCTGCCGTGCTTACTGCTCTCGGTGATGACGCAGAGGCCGGCACGCCAGAGATGCAAATCATTGGCCTTGTCAATCAGGCTGGCATCGCTGGCGCTGCTGAAGCCCTCGGCGTGTCTCGGCGTGACATTGAGGAAGCGATGTCGATTGCGTTGCCACCGAGCCAGTGGGACCAGTTAGTAGTCGGACCCCAATGAACCTAGACATCCACACGCCTCGCTGGGCGCTGCCGATCCTGCAACGCGAGAGCGCCCGCTACATCGGGGCGTTTGGCGGGCGCGGATCTGGCAAGTCAACCTTCTTTGCGGAATGGATCGTTGAGCGTTGCGTGATGCGCAAGACCGACGTGGTCTGCGTGCGCGAAGTGCAGAAGTCGCTGAAACAGTCGGTCAAGAAGCTGATCGAAAACAAGATCGAGGAATTGGGCGTCGGTCATCTGTTCCAGGTGCAGCAGGCCGAGATTAAATGCCCGCACGGCGGCGTGATCATCTTCCAAGGCATGCAGAACCACACAGCCGACAGCGTGAAGTCGCTGGAGGGGTTTGACATTGCCTGGGTCGAGGAGGCCCAGTCGATCAGCCAGTTCTCGCTGGATCTCCTGCGCCCGACCATCCGCAAGCCAGGCTCGCAACTGCTGTTCAGTTGGAACCCACGCTTTGACACAGACCCCATTGAGGGCCTGCTGCGTGGGCCAACGCCGCCGCCTGACAGCGTGATCGTCGAGGTGAACTATAGCGACAACCCGTGGTTCCCTGACGTTCTCAAGGACGAAATGGAATACGACAAGCGGCGAGATCCAGACAAATATCTGCACGTCTGGAAGGGCGAGTATGTCCGCAACAGCGAAACCCGCGTGTTCAAGAACTGGGCCATTGAAGACTTCGAGGCACCGCCTGATGCCGTCCATCGCTTGGGCGCTGACTGGGGCTTTGCCACTGACCCGACCGTCGGCATCCGCTGCCACATCATCGGGCGCAAGCTCTACATCGACCACGAAGCCTATCAGGTGGGCTGCGAGATCGTTGACACGCCTTCGCTGTTCATGACGATCCCCGAGGCTGAACGCTGGCCGATGGTGGCCGACAGCGCGCGGCCCGAGACCATCAGCCACATGCGCAAGAACGGCTTTCCGAAGATCATGCCGGCGGTCAAGGGGCCGAAATCGGTCGAGGAGGGCGTCGAGTGGCTGAAGTCTTTTGACATCGTGGTGCATCCGCGCTGCAAGCACACCATCGATGAACTGACGCTCTACAGCTACAAGACCGACCGGGACACGGGCAGCATATTGCCTGTGCTGGAGGACAAGGAAAACCACGTCATCGACGCGCTGCGCTATGCCTGCGAGGGCGCCCGTCGCGTGGCCAAGCAGGACAAGCCGAAGGCCCGCCTTGTCCCCGTCAGCATGCCGATGGCACGGTGATTGATATTCAGATCAACCTGCCGTATACTTCGGCCCAAATATCCAGCGAAAGGCGCGCAACTTGGCCCGCATGACCAGAGACCAGCGGCTTGCAAATGTTCATGCCGAAGCGATGTCAGAGTTTGACACCATCCAAAGCACCATGCGCGATGAGCGTTTGCAGTGCTTGGAGGATCGCCGCTTTTACTCGATCTCGGGCGCGCAGTGGGAGGGAAGCCTCTATGAGCAATATCTAAACAAGCCCAAGTTTGAGGTGAACAAGGTTCACCTGGCCGTCATGCGGATCATCAACGAATACCGCAACAACCGCATCACGGTTGACTTCGTGAGCAAGGACGGCACCGACGACGACAAGATGGCCGACGTGTGCGACGGCCTGTTCCGTTCTGACGAGCAGGACAGCGGCGCCAATGAAGCCTACGACAACGCCTTCGAGGAGGCTGTCGGCGGTGGCTTCGGTGCGTTCCGCCTGCGTGCTGTCTACGAAGACGAATACGACGAAGAAAACGAGAAGCAGCGCATCCGCATTGAGCCGATCTACGACGCTGACACCACCGTGTTTTTCGATCTGGACGCCAAGCGCCAAGACAAGTCGGACGCGCGCATGTGCTATGTGCTGACGGCGATGACGCCCGATGCCTACCGCGAAGTCTGGGAAGATGACCCGACCACTTGGCCCAAGGGCATCGAGCAGGTGGCGTTTGACTGGGCGACACCTGATGTCGTCTATGTGGCCGAGGTCTACCGCGTCGAAGAGGCGTCGGAACTGATCCGCATTTTCCAGACCCTCGACGGGCAGGAAGAAAAGTATTCGGAAAAAGACTTCGAGCAAGATCCTGAATTGGAGACGATGCTCGAGGCTGTCGGCACCAAAGAGATCCGCCAGCGCCGTGTGAAGCGCCGCAAGGTGCGCAAGTACATCATGTCGGGTAGCAAGGTGCTGGAAGACAGCGGCTACATTGCCGGCGACCAGATCCCGATCATCCCGGTGTACGGTAAGCGTTGGTTTGTGGATAACGTCGAGCGGTGCATGGGCCATGTGCGTTTGGCCAAGGACGCCCAGCGGCTGAAGAACATGCAGCTTTCCAAGCTGGGCGAGATCAGCGCGCTTTCGACCGTCGAGAAGCCGATCTTCACGCCCGAGCAGGTGGCCGGTCACGAAATGATGTGGTCCGAGGATAACCTCAGAAACTATCCCTACCTGCTCCTGAACACCGTGACCGACGCCAACGGCGGTGAGACGCTTGCCGGCCCGGTCGGCTACACCAAGCCGCCGCAGATCCCGCCTGCGCTGGCTGGCCTGTTGCAGATCACCGAGCAGGACATGAACGATTTGCTGGGCAAGCCAGATGCTGCCGAGGAGGTCGTCTCCAACATCAGCGGTAAGGCCGTGGAACTGATCCAGCAGCGTCTGGACATGCAGACCTTCATCTACATGTCGAACATGTCCAAGGCCGTGAAGCGTTGCGGTGAGGTCTGGCTGTCGATGGCGCGTGACATCGTGGTCGAGCCTGGCCGCAAGATGAAGTCGGTGGGCTTGGGCGGTGAGTTGTCCAGCATTGAGATCGGTAAGCCGATGCTCAACCCCAAGACCGGCGAAGTTGAATACGAAAACGACCTGTCCAACGCCAAGTTTGACGTGGCTGTCGATGTCGGCCCGGCCTCGGCCACCAAGCGCAGCGCCACGGTTCGCGCGCTGTTGGGCATGATCCAGATCGCGCCAGATCCAGAGACGCAGCAGGTGCTAACCTCGATGGCCATGATGAACATGGACGGCGAGGGCATCGGAGAGGTGCGCGCTTACTTCCGCGACAAGCTGATCAAGATGGGCGTCATCCAGCCGACCGAGCAGGAAGGCGAAAAGCTGTTGGCCGAAATGCAGGCAGCGCAGCAACCCGATCCGCAGGCGCTTTACCTACAGGCCGCCGCGATGGAAGCGCAGGCCAAGGCTGGCCAGGCTCAGGCCAATACAGAATACACCTTGGCGCGTGCGGAAGAGACCCGCGCCAAGACCGTTGAGGTGCTTGCTGGCATTCAGCAGAAAGAGCGCACCAACGTCGTGGAAACGGCGAAGGCTCTGCAAGAGACCGTCGCCACCGGAATGCGGCAACCGCCCAGCCGCACAATGTAATGGGTGAGAAAATCGCGAGGATCGCATGACTGAATTGGCAGAACAGATCGAAGAGGACTTTGAAGTCGAGGCTGAAGAAACTGAACTAGAGGCCGACGGTGCCGAGATGGCAGACGAAGCTGAAGGCGAAGGCGATGATGCCGAAGATGGAGAGGTTGTCATCTCGATTGGCGGGGAAGCGCCAGCCCCGGAAGAAGATGAGGAGGCCCGCGCGCCCGATTGGGTTCGTGACCTTCGCAAGCAGTATCGTGAGGAAAAACGTCGAGCCAAGGAGCTTGAACAGCGTCTAGCGCAGGTCGAACAGCGGAACACACCTGGGGTCGCGCCCCTCGGACCGAAGCCAACGCTTGAGAAAGCCGATTACGACACCGACCGATACGAGCGGGAACTGACCGCATGGTACGACAAGAAGCGCCAGCACGACGACCGTGAGGCTGCCATGAAGTCTGAACACCAAGCTGTTCAGAAAGAATGGGAGCGCAAGTTGGAGGGCTATCAGGGGGCGAAGGCCAGCCTGAAGGTGCGTGACTTTGAGTTTGCCGAGGATGTCGTTCAAGACACCCTCAGCGTCATGCAACAGGGAATGATCGTTCAAGGTGCCGAAAACCCGGCTCTTGTCGTTTATGCTCTGGGCAAGAACCCGAAGAAGGCGAAGGAAATCGCTTCCATCACCGATCCCGTGAAGTTCGCCTTCGCGGTTGCGAAATTGGAGACGCAGTTGAAGATCTCGAACCGTAAGGCTCAATCGTCACCCGAGCGCAAGATCAGCGGCACCGCCCGCCCGTCTGGCGCGGTTGACAGCACCCTAGATCGCTTGCGGTCTGAAGCAGAAAAGACTGGCGACTATTCCAAGGTTTTCCAGTATAAGAAGCAGAAGGCCAAGGGCTAAACCCCCACATGAAGGACCACGGAAATGGCTAACGCTTTTTCAAAAGAAGAACGAGTTGCCTTTGAGAACATCCTCGAAGGCTTCAACGATGCGCTGGTAATGTCGCGCAACGTGTCGGTGTACAACACCGGCGACGAAATGATGGCCCGCACCAACGACCAGATCTGGCGTCCGCAGCCCTACATTGCGACCTCGATCAACGGCGCACCGCGCACCGACATCTCGGCTCAGTTCGTTGACTTCACGCAGCTTGCTGTTCCGGCCACCATCGGCTTCAGCAAGACCGTGCCGTTTGCGCTGGACGCGAAAGAACTGCGCGACCAGCTGCAAGAGGGCCGCCTTGGCGATTCCGCAAAGCAGAAACTTGCTTCGGACATCAACGTCGCCATCATGAACGTGGCTGCTGCTCAGTCCACCCTCGTCGTGACCCGTTCGGCATCTGCCGGCGGCTACTCGGATGTGGCTGAATGCGACGCTGTGTTCAACGAGCAGGGCGTGCAGATGTTCGACCGTTATCTGGCGCTTTCTTCGCGCTCGTATAACGGCATGGCGTCGGATCTCGCTGGCCGTCAGACCATGACGGGCAAGCCGACCACCGCGTACGAGCGTTCGTTCGTCGGTGAGGTTGCTGGCTTCCAGACCTACAAGATGGACTATGCCAACCGCATCTTGGGCAACACCACCCCGGTCGGTGACATTGATGTCAACGGTGCTGGCCAGTACTACACCCCGCGTGCGACCTCGACCGCAGGCACGGGTGAAACCGCCAACGTGGACAACCGTTATCAGTCGCTCAACGTCACCTTGGCAGCCGGTGCTGTCCTGCGTGTCGGCGATGCGTTCAAGATCGCGGGCGTCAACGCTGTGCATCACATCACCAAGGGCGACACTGGCCAGGCCAAGACGTTCCGCGTGATCTCGATCACCTCGGGCGGCGGCACTGCCGGCAACAACACCATCGTCATCTCCCCGCCGATCATCTCGGCTGGTGGTTCGACCGATGCTGAATTGCAGTACAAGAACGTCACTGCAACCCCGGCTGACAACGCTGTCATCACCATCCTGAACGTCGATGCCGCTGACATCAACTGCTTCTGGCAGAAAGACGCTCTGGAAATCCTGCCGGGCCGTTACGCAATCCCCTCCAACGCTGGCGTGGACATCATGCGTGGCACCACCGATCAGGGCATCGAACTGGTGATGCAGAAGTTCTACGACATCAACACCGCCGTCACGAAGTATCGTATGGATACCTTCTTCGGCGTTGTGAACAAGCAGCCTGAAATGTCGGGCATCATGCTCTTCAATCAGGTTCCCTGATTGTGACCTTTGGGGGCGGGGAAACTCGCCCCCTTCAACCATCTAGGGGTCTAATGCCATGCCGTTGAAAAAAGGTTACAGCCGCACGTCCATCGGTGAGAATATCAAGATGGAAGAGAAGTCTGGCAAACCGCGCAAGCAGGCCATCGCCATCGCATTGAACACCGCACGCACCGCAGCCATGAAAGCCGGCAAGCCCGGCAAAGCACCGAAGGGGAAGAAATAATGCCGGGTGGTCTCTACGCAAACATCGCGGCCAAGAAGGCGCGCATCAAGGCCGGATCTGGCGAGAAGATGCGCAAGCCTGGCACCAAGGGTGCGCCGACCGCAGCCGCATTCAGGGCATCGGCCAAGACAGCCAAGAAGGGCAAAAAATGACGACCATGCTTTACAAATCTCCCGGTGCGTTCAAGCGGAGCGCGACCGAGACGTTTGACCTGTGCATCGTGGAAGATGACGAGATTGAAGCCAGCATCAAGGCTGGCTGGCACTTCACCGTGCGAGAGGCTATTGAGGCCGCCAGCGGTGCTGTGCAAGATCCTGAACCCGAGGACAAGCCGAAGCGTGGCCGTCCGCGCAAATCTGAGGCTGAGTGATGGCATACACCAAGCGCGACATCGTGAACCGGGCATTCGAAGAGATCGGCCTCGCTGGCTATGTCTTTGACTTGGCCCCGCAGCAGCTTGAGGGCGCGTTGCAGCGCCTTGACGCGATGATGGCAACATGGAACGGCAAGGGCATCCGCCTGCGCTATCCGCTGCCGTCGTCCAACGCTGCCAGCGATCTGGACCAGATCATCGGCGTTCCCGATGACGCGCTTGAAGCCATGCACCTCAATCTGGCCGTGCGCATCGCGCCGGGTTATGGTAAGACAGTTTCACCAGACACGAAGGCCAACGCTCAAATGTCGTATAAGGCGCTGCTGTCCAGATCGACATTCCCAACGGAAATGCAGCTTGGCAACATGACGATCCCGAGCGGCCAGGGCAACAAGGGCTGGCGCTATTACAACGACGCGTTCCTGCGTCAACCGATTGACCCGCTGACGGTTGGCCCGGACAGCGCATTGACATGGGAATGACGCGATGACCAACATCAATCAGCTTTCGTCCATTGACACCCTTTCCGGCGGCGATCTTGTCCCGGTCTGGGCGACCAACAACGGCGACACGCGCAAATCCTCGCTGACGCTTTTGGCGTCTTACATCAACGACCAGATCGAACTGCCGGTTGACATCAGCCGTAGCCAATACTCAGCACCCAGCGCGACCGGCTTCACGGTTGCGATAACATCGCCAAACACTTGGCTGGTTCTGAACCCGACCAACGCCTTCGCGGCTGGAACCATCTCGCTGCCTGTCGGTGTGCCGGATCTGTCGATGGTTTCCATCGTAACAACGCAGGCGATCACCGCACTGACGGTTTCCACGTCTGGCGCTGCCGTTGTGGGGGCGCCCGTCACTGCGGTGGCAAACACGGCGTTCACGATGCGCTATGACGCGGTGACAAACTCTTGGTATCCTGAAAACCAAGCGTTTGTCTCTCTAAGCGCATTTGGGCAGTTGCTTGTTCTGTCCGCAAATGCTGCTGCGGCTCGCGCGACATTGGGCCTTGGGACGATTGCAACGCAGAACGCGGCAACGGTTGCCATCACGGGCGGCTCAATCACTGGCATCACTGATCTGGCTGTGGCCGATGGTGGGACTGGCGCATCAACAGACACGCAGGCGCGCATCAACCTTGGCGTTCAAATTGGCGTCAATGTGCAGGCGTGGGACGCCGACCTTGATGCGTTGGCAGGTCTGGCTGCAAACGGCGTGATTGCGCGCACAGGGGCAGGCACAGCGGCTGCGCGGACCATAACCGCAGGCACAGGCATCTCAGTCGCGAACGGCGACGGCGTTTCTGGCAACCCGACGATCACGTCAACGGATGTCCTGCAAAACCTCATTGCAACCGACATCGCCGCCATTGCCAACGCGATCAACACCACGGGCAAGGCTGCTGGAAAAATGGTCTGGGACACCACCAACAGCAAGATCAAGGTGGCGACGGGTGCGCTTGATGCATCGACTTGGGTTGACGCGGATGGCACCAACGCAGTGACCCCATCCTAACATTCAGCCTTAAAACCAAAGGACAACAGACATGTTCCTCTACGCATCCGCAGTCAGCACTGAAAAAGAAATCCTGATCCCGCGCGGATCTTCCCTGAGCGTGGGCAGCATTGGCGACCAGCCGACGCTGGTTCAGATCGGCGTGCAAACTCCGACTGGCGTGGTCGAACTGCTCAATCGCGCCCAGACCTTCGGCCCCTATGCCAACGACCGCGTTGCCACGATCTTCAATCGCGGCGCAACGGTGGAGTACGATGTGGCGGTGCAGCCCAAGCTGCGCAGCTTCCCGGCTCTGGTGCTTGGCAGCCTGACGCCCGTCAGCATCGTGCAGGCGGCTGCTACCTTCACCACTTTGACCTATGACGATGACGCGGGGGACGTGAAACTGGTGAGCGCTGGCGTTCACGGCCTCACAAACACGGTCTCTCAGGGCAGCGATCTGTTCATCACCTGGACTGGCGGCAAGGCGGCAACCGGCTTCTACGAGTTGCTGGATGCGGACACAGCCACCGACGAGGTGACGATTGACCTGCCTTACATCGACGCGACCGTGACCATCACCATTGCCGCCCCTGGCGTGGTCACATGGACTGGTCACGGCCTGTCGGTAAATGACACGATCCGCTTCACGACCACCGGCGCCCTGCCGACGGGCTTGGCGATCAACACGACCTATTACGTCAAGACAGTGCTTTCGCCCAACACCTTCACCGTTTCCGCATCCGTGGGCGGCGCGGCGATCACGACGAGCGGCACTCAGTCTGGCACCCAAACGGCTCTGGTCTGGTATGGCGTCCCGGTCGTGACACTCGCAAACACCGCCGTTACGCTGGCATCTGTCACGGTTCCCGGCTGGTCGATGGGCGTTGGCGGCGGCATGGAGATTGATGCCCTGTTCACCCTGACCAACAGCGCCACGGCAAAGAACCTCGGCCTGACCTACGGCGGCGGCGTCCTGATGGCTGTCAGCGCGGCCAACAATACCAGCGCCTGCGCACAGAAGCTGATGTGCAACCGTGGCTCGTCTCAGATTGTCAGCAACGCGGCCAACCAAGTGGGCCACGGGCTTTCAACAGCCGCAAACGTGTTCTTGAGTGTTGACGCCACGGTTGACCAGACCTTTGCAATAACCGCGCAACCCGCGACCGCGAATAACGTGGTGAAGCTGGAAGCCTTCAAGCTGCACATCAACTTCTAAGGGGCAGCAATGCAGATCGGCATCATCAACGGGATCTACACGGATGGCTCGCCCGATTTTCGGACGAGCTATCCTGTCAACCTTGTGCCTGTGCCGAAAGCCACGGGCATCTCGGAGGGCTATCTGCGCCCCGGTGATGGCATTGTGAAGACTGGTGACGGGCCTGGGTTCAACCGGGGCGGCCTGAATTGGAACGGCGTGCTGTACCGCGTGATGGGGACCAAGCTGGTGACTGTCGCGCAGAACGGCACCGTGACCGTGATCGGGGACGTTGGCAGCGGTGGCCGCGTGACGTTCACCTACAGCTTCGACTATCTTGCCGTGGCATCGGGCGGGCGCCTGTATCTCTATGACGGCACGACGCTGGCGCAGGTGACTGATCCAGATCTCGGCACGGCTCTGACCGTGGTTTGGGTCGATGGTTACTTCATGACGACCGACGGCGAGTTTCTCGTCATCACCGAATTGAACAACCCCTTCGCCGTCGATCCGCTAAAGTATGGATCATCTGAAGCTGATCCTGACCCTGTGAAGGCTCTGCTAAAGCTGCGCAATGAGATTTACGCGCTGAACCGTCACACCATTGAGGTGTTCGACAACACCGGCACGGCGGGCTTTCCGTTCCAGCGCATTCCTGGTGCGCAGATCCAGAAGGGGACGCTTGGCACGCACACATGCTGCGTCTTTGGTGAGAACATTGCCTTCATGGGCAGCGGCACCAACGAGAACATTTCGGTCTATATCGGCGCCAACGGCACGGCGCAAAAGATCGCGACGCGCGAGATTGAGGAAATCCTTGCGGGTTACACCGAAGCCCAGCTTTCCACCTCGTTCATGCAGGAGCGCACCGAGGGCGGCCACCAGTTCCTTGACATCCATCTGCCTGACCAGACCATCGTGTTTGACGCCGCTGGATCGCAGGCTGTCGGGCAGCCTGTCTGGTTCTTCCTGCGCACCTCGCTGGTCGGCCTCGGTCGATGGGCTGTCTGCGATGCTGTGTGGGCCTATGATCGGTGGAACGTCTGCAAGCCTTCAGCGACCGACGTGGGCTATCTGGACAAGAGCATTGCCAGCCACTGGGGCGAGACAATCGGCTGGGAGTTCGGCACGACCATTGTCTACAACGAAAGCCGTGGTGCGATCTTCCATGACATGGAGTTGGTGTCGCTGACGGGCCGTGTGCAGCCCGGTGCCGATCCGACCGTGTGGACATCCTATTCGGTCGATGGTCTGACTTACAGCGTGGAAAAGCCTGCGCGCGTGGGCAAGCTGGGCGAGTATAACAAGCGGGTGGTCTGGCTTCAGCAGGGCCACATGCGCAATTGGCGCTTGCAGAAGTTCCGCGGCACCAGCGACGCGCAACTTGCGATGGCACGGCTGGAGGCGCGGGTAGAACCGCTGGCGTTCTGATGGCTGACCCAACCCCTCTCAATCGAAACCAGATCGCCGCCTTTGTCGGCAATGACCCTGACGCCATTCGGGCAATTGAGCGGCTGTTTTTGGTGGCCGGGCAGTTGACGCCCGCCGACGTTGCAACGCTGACGCAGTTGATCGCGGACAACATCTTGGCCACCGGCGCGGCCAGCAATGTGGCCGAGGTGGCTTTGGCCAGCGCGACGGCGGCTGAGAGGCTGGCAGATCTGATCGGCAAAGGGCCGATGTCCGATGAGCACAATTCCTTGCGCACGGATTATCTGGATCTGAACCTGGCCGCGCCGCATGTGAGCCGGATTGGTCGGCTTGCGTGGAACGATGCCGATCAGACTGCGGATCTCGGCATGGAGTACGGCGTTGTTCAGCAGATCGGCCTGGAGTATTACGCCCGAGTTGAGAACATGACAGGTTCGATGATGCCCAACGGCACGGTGGTTGGGTTCGCCGGCGTTGGTGCGAACAACGTGCTTTCGGTCACGCCATATCTGGCCGATGGAACGCTGTCGTCGCTCTACATTCTTGGCGTGTTGACGCATGATCTGCCCGACAGCGGCGAGGTGGGCTATTGCACCACTTGGGGGCATGTGCGCGGGATCGACACCAGCGCGTTCTCGGTCGGTGATATTCTGTATGCCAGCCCAACGGTGGCCGGCGCCTTCACAGCAACGAAACCGACTGCGCCCGACAACGTGATCCCGGTGGCGGCTGTTCTGGCAGCCGATGCGGTAAATGGCGAAATATTCGTGCGTCCGACCATAGAGCAGCAGCAATATTATGGCGAGTTCAGTAAGACAGGGACGGTTTCGCCTGCCGTCGTCAACACGTCTTATGCGATGACGTGGGATAACGTCGAGATCGCCAACGGCATCAGCATCGTTTCTGGAACGCGGCTTACCGTGGTTGATTCTGGCCTGTACCAGTTCGACATTACGTTGCAGCTTTCTAGCGGAAGCAGCAGCGCCAAGACGGTTCGCTTCTGGTATAAGAAGAACGGCACGAATGTTCCAAACTCAACGCGCATCATTACGCTTAACATCAACAACGGTTATTCTCCCATTTCAATGGCTGACTTCTTCAGCCTTGCCGCTGGTGAATATATTGAGTTGTGGTGGCAGTCTGACGATACCAACGTGTCTCTGGCCACTGTAGCGGCTGGTGGTACGGCGCCGAATGATTATCCTGCCGCGCCTGCCGCATTGGTCGCGGTGACGCAGGTTCAGCAATAAGGAGGCCAGCATGGCAGTCACAGTAAAGGTTCTGATCCCGCCGAAGCAGGCAGAGAACGCGCAGACCACACAATACACCGCGACGGCTGTGCGGGCGATCATCGACAAGTTTACGGTGACGAACACCAGCGCCGGCAACGTAGCCATCTCGGTCAACCTTGTGACGGTGAGCGGATCGGCGGGGGCTTCCAACCTCATCATCGACGCTCGCACTATCGCGCCCGATGAGACCTACACCTGCCCTGAGTTGGTCGGCCATGTGCTGGAAGCTGGCGGGTTTATCTCGACGTTGGCCGGTGCTGCCACGTCGCTCACAATTCGCTGCTCAGGCCGGGAGGTGTCGTAATGGACGACATGATGATGGAGTTTGGTCTGCCGAAGATGAAGATCTCCAGCGCAGCCGAAAACAAGAAGAACAAGCAGGTGGCGATTGATAGCTGGCAGTTTGGCCCGGCCAATCCGTCGCTTGACCCGAAGGCCAACAAGCCGTTCTGGGCTGGGCTGGCCAAAGCCTGGGACATGAACGAGAAGGAAGCCCGCCGTCGCATGTGCCTGAACTGCGAATACTTCTGCGTTGACCCGATGATGCAGGCCATGATGGAAAGCATCCCGGTGACGGACTATGACGCCTCGGGCGGCGGTCGCGGCTATTGCAAGAAGTTTGATTTCGTCTGTTCAGCCCTGCGAGCATGCCAGGCGCATGAAGGAGATGATTGATGGATTACCGCGAAATGGCCCGCATGATCGCCATCGAAGAGGGCGTTGACCCTGATCTGTTCACGCGATTGGTTGAGGCTGAAAGCAGCTTCAACCAAGATGCCAGATCCTCTGCCGGCGCGATTGGATTTGCCCAGTTGATGCCGGGAACGGCTGCCGATCTTGGCGTTGATCCTTACGATGACGAGGACAATTTGCGGGGCGGTGCGCGGTATCTTCGCCAGCAGCTTGACACGTTCGGGGATACGAACTTGGCCTTGGCCGCCTACAATGCTGGCCCAGGCAACGTGCGCAAATACGGCGGCATCCCTCCTTTCGAAGAAACGCAGAACTATGTCGCCAAGATCATGGGCGGGTACGGTGGCCAAGGCACAACGCCCACGCAATCCCGTTTCCGCCCGATGCCTGGTGGCGCTGAGGAGAGCGATTTCGCGCGTGGCTATCAGCCTTCAACCCGTATGGCGGATCTTTACGGGGAGCGCGTCGATCCGCTTTCCCTGTACAATCCCTATGCCATCCTTGAAAGGTTCCGCCTGCAATGACGAGCCTTGCCCGAAAAACCGATTTCTGCGATAATGCGGACGCTGAGACTTTGGCCCACCAGCAGGCAAGATCCAAAGAGGGTTGCCCGGTGCTGGTTCGCCAAGCTGAAAAATCAGACAAGGCAGGCGTGATTGAGCAGGCGCGGGCGTTTTTCGCTGCGTCTCCGATGGGCCAGCGTGTTGATTTCGATGAAGCAGGCTTCGGCGCGTTTCTGGATTACGCTGATGCTTCAGACGCAGCGCAGGTTTGGGTGGCTGACAAAGGCGGTGACGTGGTTGGCATTGCGGGCGCAATGGCTTTCCCGCTTTATTTCGCGCCCAGCGTGACCGTTGCGCAGGAATTGTTTTGGTGGATCGACCCGGCAGAGCGCGGCTCTAATGCCGGGAAGCAGATGATGTTCGCAATCGAGGGCTGGGCCGAGCAGATCGGCGCGCATCAGCTTTTCATGATTGCGCTTGAAAACGAACGCGCAGGCACGATGGAGCGGGTTTATCACCGCAACGGCTTCATGCCGATTGAGCGCACTTTCACAAAGGAAATCCGTCATGGCCATTAGCACAGGTCTTGCCCTGCTTGGCGGCGCTATTCTTAGCTCTGCCGTGCAGTCTAATGCGGCATCACAAGCCTCATCTGCGCAAATTGTTTCGGCAGACAGGGGCATTTCAGAGCAACGCCGCCAGTTCAACGAGGTGCAGAAACTTCTTGCGCCGTTTGTCACGGGTGGCACGACGGCTTTTGGCCAGCAGATGGCGCTGACAGGCGCGGCTGGTGCGGATGCACAGCGTGCGGCCATTCAGGCTATCGAGCAAGGCCCAGAGTTCACCGCGCTGGCACGGCAGGGCGAGAACGCGATCTTGCAGCAGGCATCGGCCACGGGCGGCCTGCGTGGCGGCAACGTGCAGGGCGCTCTGGCTCAGTTCCGCCCGCAGATCCTGTCTGGCCTGATCGAACAGCAATACAGCCGCCTCGGCGGGCTTGCAACGGCTGGCCAGAACGCAGCGGCTGGCGTTGGAACGGCTGGCATGCAGACTGGTCAGAACATCTCTAGCCTCATGCAGCAGCAGGGCGCCGCGCGTGCCGGCAGCGCGCTGGCGCAAGGGCAAGCCTTTGGCAACCTGATCGGCAGCGCTGGCATGGCCATCGGTCGCGGCATGGCGTATCAAGGCTATACGCCGCAAGGTGCCAGCGCGCCGCTGACCTTCGGGCAGGGCATGTTCTACGGCGGAGGGGCGTTCTGATGGAACCCATCAACTACATGTTGGACGTGCAGAACCCCATAGAGGAGGCGATGCGCGGTTATGGCCTCGGGCGGGCTGACATTGAGCAGCGCCAGGTTATGGACATGCGCGATGCAGCCGAGGCCCGCGCTGCCTCTGAGTTTGAAATGCGCCGTGCCGAGGCAGAGCGCCAGCGTGCGCAGGCAGAGGCCATGCAGGCGCAGCTTTCGGGCCTGCGTGACATGGCGATCAGTGGCACGCTGACGACCGACGCGCTGAACCAGTTTGCGCTGAACAACGCCTCGACCTTTGGCGAGTTCCAGAGTGCGTTTGAGGCGATGGAAGCCCCGCGCCGTGAGGCTGACACGCAATTCGGCATCCAGCTTTCGACCAGCCTTCTGGGCGGCAAGCCCGAGGTCGCCCTGGCCATGCTGGACGAGCGCATCGCAGCCGCAGAGAACGCAGGAGACGCGCAGGAAGCCGCCGCCCTGCGTGCCAACCGCAAACTGGTGGAGATCGACCCGCAGGGCCAAGGTGTGGCCACGCTGGCGCTTTTGACGGCTTCTGGGGCGCTGCCTCCTAGCGTCATGGACGCGATCATCAAGGAGACCGGGCAGGGCAATGTTACGGCAGAAGGCGCATCTCCTCTCGGCAAGATCGCACAAGACGTTGAGGCTGGCTTGATCCCGAAGAGCGTGCTTGATGCAGCGATCCGCGTTGACGAAAAAGCATCTGAGGAAGGCTTGACGCTTCAGCAAAAGGTGGCGGAAGAAGCCCGCCTGCGTGGCGAGTATGGCAAGCGAACCGAGGATCTTTCCGCTGCGGAACGTAATTTCTCTGTTATCCAGACTTCGGCGGCAGATCAAAGCGGCGCTGGCGACATCGCGCTTGTTACGTCGTTCATGAAAATGCTGGACCCTGGATCAGTGGTGCGTGAAACCGAATTTGCAACTGCTGCAAATGCTGGCGGTCTGCTCGCAACGCTATCTGCACTTCCCAACAAAATTGAAAAAGGGGAGTTCCTTACGCCTCAACAAAGAACTGATTTCCAGCGGCTTGCAGGGCGATATCTTGATGCGGCCAAGGCGCAAGAGGGCCAGGTACAGGCAAGTTATCAGCAGATCGTTGATAACTACGGCCTTGACCCGGTCAACGTTTTCGGTGCGCGTGCTGCGACAACTCCGGCACCGGGTGCAACTAGTGCCATCCCGCAGTCATTCATAACGAACCAAAACGTGACGAACGCAGCAACGGCGGCAGGCGTTACGCCAGAAGACATGTGGAATGTGATGACCCCAGAACAGAGGGCGCGTTATGGCGGATGAAGCGATTGACCTGAAAGCCATCGCCGCAGTGGCTGCGGCCATGAAAGCTGAAGGCCAAGGCATCCCCGTTGAGGTTATGTCTGAGCCGAGCAAGACCGCCGATCTGGAGCGCCAACTCGGGCTGACTGGGCGCGCTGCGGCTCAAGGCGCCGCTGGTCTTGTTGGCCTTGCCTATGACCCGATTGCTGCGGTGCAGAACTACCTGTTTGGAACCGAGACGCAGCCACTGCGTGAGCAGGTCAAGCGTGCGCTGACCGACCTTGGCGTGCCTGAGCCGGAGACGGCCACCGAGCGCGTGATTGGCGCCATCAGCGAGGGTGCCGTCGGGGCTGGCGGTCAGGCCGCCATTGCGCGCGGTGCAGAGCGCGTATTGACCACTGGAGCGCAGCGCGTGGCTGGACAGCTTGCGGCCCAGCCCGGCGCGCAGGCTGCGGCTGGTGGCACTGGCGGCGGGGCAGCGCAGGCTGTTGCAGAAGCAGGCGGCGGCCCAGGCGCGCAGCTTGCGGCCGGTCTGGCTGGCGGTGTTGCTGGCGGGCGTGCCGCTGGCGTGAGAATGGAAGCGCCATCGGCTGCATTGCCTGCTGCCGTGCGTGAGGCTGAAGACGCCGGTGTTCGTGTGATGACCACTGACGTGCGCCAGCCGACGACGTTTGCAGGCCGCTGGCTGCAACGCACTGGCGAGATGATCCCTATGGCAGGCACGGGCGGCCCGCGTGCTGCACAGCAGCAAGAGCGCATTGACGCATCTGTTGACCTTCTGCGAAACTATGGCGTCACCGAAGCGTCAGCCGCAGACAACACCATAATCTCAAACGTGGCGAAGGATCTTCTAGCCCGTCGCGGCGAGAACCTGACCAAATACACCGGCATGAAGACCGATGTGATTGAGCGCCTGTCTCAGCCAAACACCACAGTTCCAGTGGCGAAATCTGTTGCGAAGATTGACGAAGAAATCGCGCGCCTGAACAAGATCAGCCCGACACAGTTTAAGCCCGTGGTCGATAGGTTGATGACTTGGCGTGACGACCTGACCGGCACCCGCGAGGTCGCGCTTCCAAACGGCCAGACGCAGACGGTCGTCCAAGGTCAGCCTCTGGCAACCATCGAGGTTTTGCGCAAGCAGATCGGCGAGGCGTTCACTGATCCAAGCCTAGCCGCCGTTCGTAGTGAAGGCGAAAAGGTTCTGAGCCGCATCTATGCGCCGCTGCGCGAAGACATGGCAGACTACATCAAAGCCAACGGCCAGCGCCGCGATTTCGACAAGTGGAACATCGCCAACAAGCAGCTTGCCAGCATGGCCGGCGAACTTGAACTTGGCGCGATGAAGGCCGCTCTCGCGAAGGGTGACACGTCGCCTGAAGTCATCCGTACCATGCTGTTCTCGGCCAAGCCGAGCGACATCAAGGCGCTCTATCGCGGCCTGTCCGCTGAAGGCAAGCGCAACGCCCGCACGGCTGTTTTGCAGGAAGCCTTCAACAAGGTCGGCGGCAACTTCGAGAACCTAAGCCCCGATCAGTTCAAGCGTCAGTTGATCCGCCTTGGATCTCCTATCGGCGTGTTTTTCTCTGGGCAGGATCTGAAGGCCGTCGAGGGGCTGACCCGCGCGCTGAAGATGACCGAGCAAGCTGGGCGCGCGGGCGTCTCGCCGCCGACTGGCGTGCAGGCTGTTCCTGTCGTCGGCGCGGCTGTCTTGACCGACATTCTCGGTGGCGCTGGTGCCGGCATCGTTGGCGGCGCAACCATCGGCGGCATTGCCCGTCTGTATGAAAGCGCGCCTGTCCGCAACATCCTGTTGAAGCTGCCGCAGACCACCAAAGGCAGCCCGCAGGAGCAGGAACTTATCAAGCAGCTAACGGTGGCTCTGCGCGCCGAGAAGGCCGCTGAAGAGCCGCCGCAGGCAGCCCCGCAATGACCCTATCCAAACCCCCGCATTTCGTGTTAAATGCCACGCGAAAGGATGCCAAATGAGCCTGCAAATCGCCCCCCCTTATCTGGTATTCACTGATAAAAACGGTGATCCGCTTGACAGCGGTTTTGTCTATGTTGGAGTTGCCAACCAGAACCCTGAAACCA